GTTGGTGAACCTTATGGGATATTGATCCTAACATTGGCGGTCACATGTATCGAAGTCTCCATTATTTTATCAATGATGTTGCACGGCGATAACAATCCAACCCTAGCTCGTGAATCCGTCTTCTCGACTGTAATGATCGTCTGTACAGGGGTGGTGGGGCTTGCAATTACCCTTGGCGCCGTCCGCCACAAGAGGCAAGAACTTAAAACGCAAGGTACGAGCGCGTTTCTGTCCGTCTTAATTGCCTTGACGGGCCTAACGATGATTTTGCCCAACTATACCCTATCGGTCGATTCCGGAACGTTCACGCCCGTGCAGCTGATGTTCGTGGCCGTACTTTCATTTCTCCTCTACGCATGTTTTTTATTTGCGCAGAGCAAGGGGCAAAAAGACGACTTCATCCAGGTCGACACCGCACAACATCATGACAATCACAGAACAGATTCCAGTATACTTTCCCACCTTCTCTTCTTATTCGGCGGACTAATAGGAATCGTGTTGCTAACCGAATTCGTCGCATCTGGAGTTGAAGACGGATTGGCTTATTTCGAAGTTCCACAAAAAGACGCGATCATCGGCGCCATGATTGCACTAGTCATACTGCTACCCGAGGCAATTTCGGCCATCAAGGCATCGCTAAACAATCAGCTTCAACGCGGCCTCAACATTGCTCTTGGATCAGCATGCGCCACTATCGGCTTGACGATACCGGCCGTGGCTGTAGCCAGTCTCGTTGTATCTCGTCCCTTGACGTTGGGGCTTGAACATGGAGACATTGTTCTAATTCTTATGGCCTTAGCAATGAGCGTAGTAAGCTTCGGAACCGGACGCACCACTTTGCTTACCGGATTGTCGCATTTGGTCATTTTTGTAGCCTATTTGATGTTGATAGTCGCTCCCTGACTATTCATCGCCCGTTGCTGTCTCTACCCCTCGTTCACCCACTCCCAAAGCTCTTCTTTTTCCTTCTGGCTCAAGCCGCCATCGTCGGTCGAGTTCGCCGTCACATATCCATCAACGGCAGCCATGAACTGCCACATGGACATGCGCCTTACCTCTTGCGGCGTGAAGCCGAGCGCCGCACCGTTGCCGTAGACCGCGGCAAATCTGACTTTTCCGTTGGGGAGACTGTCAAGTTGCTCTCCGTCTGATTTGCCGCCGTTTGCTCCCCCACCGGTTCCTCTGGCACGCCTTGAATGCCAGCCTGCAAAATGACTGTCGCGAAGACGACATTCTCAGCTGGCGGGCGTTTTTCGATATAGGTTCGCACAAGCTTCGTGGCGGCAGTCGGCTCCAAGCCTCCACCAATCAATCCCTGCCGGATAACGTGGGCAATATCGCCAACCCGGCACTGTTTGGTGAATAGCCGCTCCAGAATAACCCAAGGGCCAGCGTCGCAGGCTTCCTGCAGCGCTTCCAATTCACCCCATCCGAGGCGGAAGGTATAAGTACCATCCGCCCAGTCGAGTTCAACTTTAGCGTCTCTGCTCATTATGGGGCCGTCGGAGCGGAGGTGCGGACCATTTCACCATCCGACTGCAGCGACACATTAAGTGTGGCACGCTCGCCGTTGTTGGCGCCGATTTCGAGGCTCTCGGCGTGCATTTTGCCGGTATAGGTGTATGTCGTGGCTGGAAACTCTATCTCAACCTGTACTGGAATGGAGTCGATACTTTCACCAGCATCAAGCCAATCCTCGACAGATTCAGAAGCCAGAACGCCTTCACCGCTAATACTCATCGAAAGTGATGCGGCGTCACGTCCAATCCAGTCCACCTTGTCAGGATTTTCACAATCCGGAATGGAAACTTCATTGAGGTTCTTTGTTAGCGTAATCGATCGCTGCGTGAACCCGCAGGGCGAAGTATAAACAATCGGCGTAGCGCCGTTACCGATCTTGACGCGGACCTTGCCGCCTTTGATCGTGGTAGCTTGGGCCAATGCGGCCTCCATACTAAAAAGGCCACCCAAAGGGCGGCCATTAATTGTTTTCGGGGTGATCGGCGTGGAGGCCTTAAGGCTGCTCGATAATCGCCGTGTAGCGGATCGACGCGTGGTTGATTGCGCCGTCCTTGATGTAGTCAGTTCGCGAATATTCGAATGTCACGAGGGCGTTGGCCGTCAGAACTGGTTCCCATCCTCGTGTTGCGAGCCGCACGGCGTTAGCGACGTCGCGCATCTGCTTCTTGGCGGGCTCGATCGACCAGACATCCAGCTGGAAAATGACATCGTCAGCATAGATGCAATCGGCGTCTGCCTGTTGAGCACTTGATGCGCCGATGCTGACGTAGGGGAAAATTGAGGGGGAAACCAGCCCTTGATCATTCGTTGGTGGATTATCGTAGCTGCGCTGGCCAATAAGCGAGACAAGCGCCGGATAGCTGCGTAGGCGCTGAATGATCGCGCCCTGAAGCTCTAAAACCGGGTCCATTAGCGATCCGCCGCAATTTGTTTGGCTGCCTTGGTGATAGCGCGAGACACTCGGGCCCTAGCGCTACGTCGCTTGGCTCGCCAAGAAACGTAGAAAAACGGCTGCGCCTTGGCGCCGGGATTAAAAGTGCCGGGATACATGCCGCCATTCACGTGCGGAGCGCTGCCGAACTCGACCAGATGCGCGTAACGCACTTTGGAATTGCCGGCGTAAATCGTGATTGTCAGCTTGCCGTCATTCGACTTTACGCTGCCAATGCGCTGGCTGTATTTTGGAGCTTTACCCCACGTCCAGCCGATGCTTTCCATCAGTTCACCATCATCGACGGGAACCAGGTTTTGCATCATCTTGACGATTTCCTGAGCGCCTTGCTCCATCGCCGCTCTAACGAGTTTTTCAGCCACTTCTGGGAACTTAGCTAGCTTGATCTGTAAGCGGTCGAGACCCTTAATCTTAACCGCCATCAAGTTTCCTCGCCTTCAACAACAAGCATTTCCAAGTAAGCGCCGCGCTCGTCAGGATTGACGACGGTCTTGATTCCGAAAACCCGGTTCGGCTTTCCGCCGGTGAGGCCAGCCCGAGCATCATAAGCCCGCCACGACGCCGTAATCTGCCGTGCCTGTTCGCTGCCACGGATCGTCAGGTTATAGGGCTGCATGGACCGCATTCTCGCGGCCATGACGCTTTCGACATTGCTGCCGTAACGTGGTTCCAGCCTTCCCGGCACGGTGAACTGGTCAACCCATTCACCGCGAGTACCGCCAAACCCATCGTCTACGTCCTGCCGAACCTGAAACGTTAAACGGCAGTTTAGGCTGCCGGCACCTGCGCGCTTCGCCATGCTTCGGCCTCGTCTTTTGTAGGGGTTGGAAGCCGCTCGGCTATGCCAGCGGCAATGGCGCGGTTAGCGCAAGGCGTGGTCACTAGCCCGACGTAACCTGCTGGATAGCGGATGGTCACTGCAGGCTTTGGGATGAAGTCGTAGGTGGCTGTGAAGTGGAGCCAGGGCATGGTTCCCGTTCTGACTTGAGGGATTGAATTTTATCGAGCGATATTGCAGCTTCTCTTAACGACTATGGGGGCATAGAAATGAATTCACATTTCATCTTAGCGGATTTTGTAGGTCGCATTCTGAGATTGCGCGTGCATTGGCGTGAAGCTGAAGCATACTTCAAGTGAGTTTGCGCTTTGCAATTTGAATACACTCCGCCTCAGACCGAAATCGAGACGCTTTTCGGCGGCTTTCGTTGCATCAACGCATTCGGCCGAATAATGCCAGGTGATGATGAACGCTTCATCGAATTTCTGGCCAGGTCAGAAGTGCCTCCGCGCACAAATGTATACATAAACTCAGGCGGGGGAGACGTAGAAGCAGCGTTGAACATTGGTCGAACAATTCGAGAAAGTTGGTTTTCGACAGTTGTCGGTCAGTATCTGCTTGATCCTGCTCCCGGTGACCAGTTTATTTTGCCGCGTAAGAGATTACCTGGTCAATGCATGAGTGCTGCCACCCTTGTTTACCTTGGTGGTAGGCTACGTTTTCTCGACACCGATTCAAAATTTGGCGTCCATCAGTTTTCGTTTCTGGTGCCGTCACCGGAGAACCTGGCTCATTCACAAATTTTATCCGCAAAGATTGCTAGATTTGTACAGGACATGGGCATCGGCTCCGAATTTCTCGAACTTTCAGC